ATACGATTACAAATTTGCTCATTTTTAGTCCTCCAATAATTCTAGGTTTTCATGAACGTTGCCAACAACCTTGCAATCATTATTAATATCATTAAGGCTATAGGTAATTTCATGCTTGGCAATTGCTCGATACTCACCATTATCAAAAGATACTTTGTACAAAGGAATTGTGGGAGTTAGTAATATAATATCCCCAACATAGATTTTATTGCCATTAGAATCCTTCAGGCCGGTAGACTGCTCGGCTGATCCTTTTTCAATAGAGCACCACCATTCGGGGTTAACATATTCATCAGTTACTTCAATTAAATCCCCAACAATTGCATCCATATCTGAATAAGTTCCCCCTTTAATAAGATTTCCATAAATAAAATGGCCTTCATGAGGAATATCTGTAAAATCAAGTTCAAGATCTTCTAAGTTTTTAATATATGCTCTGTACATTGCTATCACTCCTTTTTATTCATCAGTTCGCTTAAACCATAAATAAGTTCCATATAAAGCCTGAATAAGCATAACAACTTGTAATACCAACATAGAAGAAGCGCCACTAGCATTTTCCACAAATAATTTATTAGCCCAAATATAGACATTAATCGCATCAATAGCGATCCAAGCAATCCATTGACTTCGATAGCTATAAGTCATAAGTAGCTGTCCGGCAATTCCCAAAGGAAGTAGGGTGGCATCCCAATAAATCATAGATCCATGTAAAGACTTACTTGTAAATAATACAATTAAATAAACAACAATAACTCCGATAATAGACAATACTGCAAGCTTCTTTGAAATCTTCCGAGATACCACTGCGGTATTTACTTCGGTACTATTAAGGCTCTTATACCAAATTAAGATTCCTACAAATTGCATAACAGTGTAGAAAATCTGGGTAAAGATATCCCCAATAAGATTATTATGAATAGAAACAATTAGCCATGCAACTGAACCAATAAATCCCCAAAAGTAATTTGTAATAAATCCTCGGTCAACTAAGATAAGACTAATTGCGGTAGCAACGGAGGTAACTAACCCTACCCATGAATAAAAATCAAAGAACCCGCCAAAAGCAAAAGAGATAATAGTTGCTAATAACATTGCCCCTAATAAAACCCATTCCCGGGGGCGTAACTTATAGAAGCTTTCTGCCTGTTCTTTAATACTAAAGCTTTTGATTGTTCCTTCTTTTAGCAAATTCCAATTACTCATATAATATTTCTCCTTTATTTTAGGCTTAACCTAATTAATATATTTATTATAGCATTTAAAGCAATAATAGTCAATAAAAAATCCCCAACTAAGGGGATTTAATAATTATACATCAAACACATTTTTTAAATAAAATGCGTTACTATCATCAGAAGTGTAAATAACAAACGCTTTATTACCAGTTGTGAAGAAATAATATTGTAAACGTTCATTATTAGACTTCAATTTATTTAATTCAAAATCTTCTTTTTCATCAGTCACTAGCATTCTATCTAAGGAAATCGAGTAGGGTAACTGGTTGTCCCCATCAAGGGGAGTTTTATCATATAGTGGGAATCTTTTATCCAATAGAGTGAAGTGGTCTTCTTCTGGGAATTTACTAATAATATATTTTACACCATCAACATAATAATGATAATATTTAGGGTCAATAAAGGTACCATTATTAGCATCTGATAATAAATCATATCCCGCCTCTGCGTCATCCATGTAAGGAATTTTTACAACCATTTCCTTTAAGAATACTCGCCCATTTTGTGGGTCATCTTCAATAGGACATCCTTCATCATAAGAATCTTTAAGAGTCTTATTACTATTGTAACGATTATAAGCATCCTTTAAATAGTCTGTAATGTCTTGCTTTGACATATCATTGCTAAAAGCATCATTAAAGGCTTCTGTGAAGTGCGGAACATCATCTGGAAGTAATCCGTAAACAAGAACATTCCCATCTTTATCAATATCTACCTCAGCGTCTTCTAATCCCCAGTCATATAAGTTATTAGAAATATATTCAGATTCTTTAATATCAAGATCAAATAGACTAACAGAATCTTCGGAGCTATCTTCATTATCTGAACCTTCATTATCTGAATCTTCTAACTCAGATTCATCAATTCCAAGAGCATTAGCGTACATATTAGTCACATATTTTAGAAATTCATTGGCTTCTTCTAAGTTCTTGTTTAATTCTGTAGCAGATTTATTACTACTAGTCTTTCCGTCCTTAGTAGTCCCATTCTCACTAGAATCATCTAACATATTAATAATGTTATTTGCACTAGATGACTGATTAGAGTCCATAGGGGTGCTATCGAGATATTTCTTTAGAAGATCCTTTAATTGATTCTTTTCTTGTTTTTCCATAATTTCCTCCTAATTAAATGAAACAATTCCAATGGACTTCTCAACAGAATTACCTGCCAGCTTTTCTTTGTAAATAGATAAAGACATGCCTAGCTTAGCAGTAATCCTTTCTAATAAATCCAGATTATTGTTTAAAATATCTGACAATTCTTCATACTTATTATAGTCATCTAAGCTTAATTCCTGCTTATTTACATGCTTATAATAAGCTTCTTTATATTCATCAAAAGATAAAGGAATATCACTCATAATAAAGTTAAGTCCTTTACCGCCAAACAATTGATTAAAATAATTAATCTTAGAAAATTCCTGTAGTGCTTCTTCTTTTTCCATTACTGACATCTCCTTAGTTATTACTACCGATAACTAGTTTCGCTGGAACTTTATGCCATAATTTATCTACATAAAAAAGGAAATTTTTGTTGTGAATCTTATTATCCTTTAAAGAGAATACAGGGATTACCATATTATCCATACTACGAGAGTTATCTTCCGTATCTTTAAAAAATGAAGGAAGAATAATTACTGTTTCTCCCGTTTTGTTGTTATGCATAACATCCCCGGAGTGGAACTTCTCATCTTCAATCTCTCTAGTGATTTGACTTTCTTTAGCTCCTAAATTGCTTACTACTTTCATTGCTAGCATCTCCTTAGTTATTATAATAGCATGTATTCCAATAATTGTCAATGATTAATCAGTGCTTCCGAAACCACCAGTTCTATCACCATCAGCAGAATCATCATCTGTAAGATAATACTTCTGGAAGATACCTTGTCCTAACTTATCCCCCGCGTGAATAACATAAGGAAAAGTTGAAATATTATACCAAGGAAATTTAATAGTTCCTGGATAGTCTGCGTCAACAACTCCAGATCCATTAGCCAATACTAACCCTTTTTTAGAAGGATTGCTTGATCGGTTATACATAATTAATGTCATATCTTCTGGCATATGAACCTTAATACCGGTATCTACTAATACTGGGGAAACCGCTTTGCTAAGTACATCATAATAGCGACTAATATACCCGGATAATACAGAATCCTTTGGGAGAACCTTATCAATTTCTTCTTTTGATACTAGGTATAGCATAGATAGATTAATTCCTTGCTCTGTTAACTTAGAGCTTAAACTAGTTAAATCTGGTCCAATATCATTAAATTCTTTTTGAGATAAAGATGCTAGAAAATTCTTAAAATTATCCAGTCCCAACATAGGTGGAATTACTTTATTCTCTGTAGAATAAAAGTCATAACCCGCAGAATACTTTGTTGCTCTTTCTGGTAAAATAGCCTTATCATTATCTGCTTCAAAATAAATTTTATCGCTAATCATTTTCTTCTTCCTCCTTGATATGATTATATAAGTTTTCAAACTCAGTATCAATATTAGATACTTCAGTAGCAAGCTTATTAATATCTGTAATATCCTTTTTATCCTTTAACGTGTCCTTAGCCATGTATTGAATCGCTTGGGATAAAGTATTAAAATAGCGATTACTTGCTGATGAAAAGATATATTTATTAGCCTTTTTACTAAATATCTTCTTAGTAACAATATAATTATATGAGTCGGTCGTAATTCGATAGTTATGATATTCTAATTTCATAATTTGCATCTCCTTTTACTAAAGTATATAACAAAAAAAGAGGACTGTCAATCCTCTTTTCATATTATGCTTTTTATTGTGCTAATTATCTGTACTTTATCCTACGGGTGTTAACTTATACACCGAATTAGGTAATCCGGCATAAATATTTTCATCCCCATCTACTGCTACGGATCCAACACTGTTATCAGCAGTAAACTTCCATACTTGCACACCACTACTATTTATCTTGTATATTGACTTATTATTTGTCCCAGCATAAATATTCCCACTAGAAGCTACTGCTACGGAGTAAACCAGGCTATCCGCAGTAAACTGCCATACCTGTTTACCACTACTATCTAGCTTATAAATGGAATTATTATTTGTCCCAGCATAAACATTTCCGCTAGTATCTACTGCTACAGTGTTAACATAATGCCCCGCAACACTATCAGGAGAAAATTTCCATACCTGCTCACCATTGCTATTTAGCTTGTTTACTGTATTTGAGTCTGTCCCAGCATAAACATTCCCCTCTGTATCTACTGCTACAGAGTTAACATAGTTACCAGCCACATAAGCAGTGACTTTCCATATTTGTTCACCACTGCTATTTAGCTTATAAACCGAATTATTATAAGTTCCAGCATAAACATTCCCATTCGTATCTACTGTTACAGATTCTGCTCCAGTATCAGCAGTAAATTTCCACACCTGATCGCCACTACTATTTATCTTGTATACTGACTTAGCATTTGTTCCTGCATAAACATTACCCACTGTATCTACTGCTACGGAATTAACATGATCATCAGCAGAAAATTTCCACACCTGTTTACCACTGCTATTTATCTTATACACTGAACTTCCACTAGTACCGGCATAAACATTTCCATTTTTATCTACCGCTACCGAATCAGCGGAAGCATCTGTGGTAAACTTCCAAGGAGGAGTATAGCTACTATATATTAACTTGTAACTATTTTGGTTAAAGGAATATACTTTAGACAATTTTTTACCTGTTTTTATATCATATATATCTTTTATTTTTTTACCTGTTTTTATATCGTATAAAGACATGTTAGCTCCTTTCTAACTCTCCGGTACTCCTATCATACCAGAGAATCCAGATGACTGCAACGAGGCAATTAAAGTAGTTGCATCTGAATCAGTACCTACAGTAGCATATATTGGGTATACTTGAGTACCATTAGTAGGATTAGTAGAAAATATTTGTTGCTTACTAAAAGTATTAGCTTGACCCGTTCGTGCTAGGTCAGACGGTAAACTACTTGCAAGAAGCAACGGATTATTGTTAACAGTTGGAACTGTATCAAAGTTGTTAGCACCAGATAGGTGGGCTACTTTGGAATCATTAGCAGGTGTGTAACCAATTTTATCTTGCTTGGCGTTAACCTCTTCTATACCTGCAACGTCACTAGCTGGTTTACGCATATCGGATACATTTACTTTATCCTCTGGAGCTGGAGTCCAATCAGTAGCTATTGAACCTTGTTCGAGCTTCATTTCTTTATACGATACACTCGAAGGTGTTGATTGTGACGCAGTAAAAACTGTTGTGACATACCGAAAAGTACTGCCAGCAGTAATGGTACCTTTCCAAGTACTGTAGCCAGATGTGCCAGCGGATATAACATTACCAGCATATAGCAGTTTGTTACCCCGTGCATCTGTCCAGGCAAGTTGAATCTTAATGTCATGCGAAGCTGATGATATCCATTCCCTAGCTGTATAAGTTGTATCACTATCGATGGTTGCCACCACTGGAATAATCGTCGGCAAATTAGCGTTCCACCCAGAAGCATTAGTCACAGTTTGTAATGTTCCACTTGTACCCGGTAGCAAGTTACGTCCACCAACACTATCACTCAACTTATTGAACGGCTGTACCTGAACCCCGTTAAGTTGTTCAGTACCATCATGGTTATCATGAACAACTTTACTATCATCAGCAGGTGTGTAACCAATTTTATCTTGTTTGTTAGCAGTAGCGGCGCTAACTGCGGTTGTAACATCGGATTTAGTTGCGAAATCTGGACTAGCCTTTAGCTGAGAGAGTATAATACTCCGAACTTCCGGCTCTTGAACAATATCATTAACATTTATAATAGTATTTCCAACAGAGAAAGTTCCATCCCCATTGTCCGTAACTTTATTATCATTAAAGAAGTCTATTAGCTGAGAAAAATTTGATCCTAAGGCTTTCTCATTATCCTGAAATAGCGCTTTTAATTTTGCTATAGAATTTTCATCTATTTTAGCCATTATATCTTCCTTCCTTAGTTTCCATTAAGAGAAGTAATACTTCCTCCGGTAATGCTCCAATTATAACCGTCCCAATAAATAGTTCCACTTCCATCTACCCGGTAAGTATATGCGTGTTGCCCTTTATTGTTAAACATTTGATTCCCTCCCGCGGCAAAGGATACGGGGAAGGATTGTGGAACTCCTTGGGTTACAGATGCATTTATACGGTTCCCTTCAATAGTTCCCTCGCCAAGATATTCACCAACAAAGTGCCCCTCAGCCCTAGAAGCAATACTGGACACCCAGCTTACGGTCCTCCTACAAGTAAGATTATAATAAACGGTATAGGAATAAGTTGGTGGAGTATATGGTGGGACGTATTGTGTAGTAGTTGTGGTTGTGGTGGTTGTAGTTGGTGAAACGGTTGTAGGGGCTATAGTACTCCTTGGATTGAATAAATTCACGAATTTACCATTTCCAAAAGAATAGTACATCCCTTTTACCTTTTTTTCCCGTCCATTTCCATCCCCGAAATACATAGTAGAAAATGTACCATTATTTTCTTTAACTATATTTGCAGTTATCCCAGTTATCAAAAAATTATTTAGTGTTTTTTGCTGTGTCCCATATAAGGTAAGGGTAGATAAATCATCAGAAATATTTATATTAATTCCTTCATTATATTGGGTTAAAACTGTGTAATTACCAGAAAAAGTTTTACCATATTCTGGGTATAAATAAGCGTTTATATTATCGTCCCGGGAACCTGAAGTATTAATTATAGAGAAAGTTATCATAATATATCCGGTAGCTCCTATTAAAGTAGGATTTAGATTTAGTACAACATCTCTTAAAGTCCCCTTTGTCAATGTTCCAACTGAATAGCTATCGCTAGCTATCTTAGTTATTTCCCCAAAAGAGCTTCCTGTATACCCGGGATTTATTCTTAAAACTTTATTTTTATCCTTACTAAAAAATCCCATAAATTATCCTTTCTAATAAGCGGTTATTGAATCAATGCTCAATAAATAATAATGGGTAGTATCTCCTGACCCAAATCCACCTAAAATTCTATTAAAGGTAAGCACCCCACCGTTATTATAGATATTGCAATTAGCTTGCGACTTATCTACAGTATAATTAGTAGATTTATAAGTCAGTGAAGTAACCCCTGGTAGAGGTAAATATATTGCGTTACTTGAAGAAGACGTATATATACTATTCTTAGGTATTTTAAAAGTTGTTGGGGTAATTTTAAAGTCAGCTAAAGTACCCATTTTTGCTGAAGTAGTATTTAACCAAACATCTGATGAAAAGTTAAGCTGAATACCAGTAGGAACATTACTAAAGTCGGCCAACAAATTATCAACTAATCCAATATTAGTTGTAGTATCCGTGGAATACCCCGTTCCAGTCATACTTAAAACAGTCCCCACAGGTATTTCCTCATTTTCAGAGAACCATACGAATCCGGGGGTAGTTAGAGCTTCTGCTTTCTGCCTAGCGGTATTATCATCGTCTGCTTGATAAAAATTTTGCAATAAATCTACCGTTGCAACTTCTGCTCCCTTATATAGAAGATTCCCTGTAAAATTATTATCTTTGCTTTGATAAGCCGTATCTCTTGTTGCGGATTCTACGGCAGAATTTACTGTATTAGAAACCTCTGTATCATTCGGAACATTAACACCATTCTTATTTAATCCTGATTTAAAATTAGCAGTTACACTTGTGTCTGCTAAAGTACTTGCTTTCTTATTTGGAAGATCTTCTATATTTACCTTATTTGTTTGAAGATTCTTAATGTCTGTAGTATTACTATCAATATTTGTTTTATTAGTAGTTATATTACTAGTATTCTTTTCTATAGCATCTGTATTCGCTTGTATAGAACCCTTTGTTGTATCTAAATTATTCTCTAACGTAGCTATACGAGAATCATGATTATCTACTTTATCTACCAAGTTAGCTCCAACAAAAGCTTCATGAATAAGCTCTTCAAAGTCAGTACCTACTGGTATATTTAAGTCTTTAAATTTTTGAATTAAATCTGCTTCCGTAGCCATTTAAAAACCCCTTTCCTACAGTATAATATAGGGAAGAGGGGTTTTATTAGTCATTGGCAAAGTCTTTTGAATAAATAAGTTTATTAGCAGTTCCCTTTACTCTTTCATGAGCAATTTTAACGTCTAATTGAACCCGATTCTTTTGGGATTTATAATCCTGCTTCTTTTGCTCTAATAGGGAGATCATATTATTCTCTCGTTTAATTTCCGAGTCAATATTAATAATTTCCTTTTCTAATCGCTTTTCTTTTACCCCAGAATCTGATTTAATATCTTGCTCCGTCTTCAAAGCAATATCTAAAGCCTTTCTAAAAATATCAATAGCTTGCTTATTTAAGTCATCTGGCAAATCATAGTTTACTTTAAAGATAGTAACAATTGTATCCGATTCCTTATCATAGACAAATACATTATCTTGTAGTAAATAATAATCAGCAGTTGTGTGATAAAAACCTAATTGCCCTCTATAAACCTTGTCGGCCCGATTAAAAGTTTCTTGAATATCCTTACATACTTTATCTTGGTTGTCTACCAGATACCGTGGGATATCAATTCCTTTTAAATCCTGTTGCCGCTCTAACCAACGTTTTTTCGCATGTTCAGAAATTTTGCTCAAAATAATCACTCCTTTTCATTTATTATACTACAATTAGCAGTTTTTGGCAAGAAAAAAAGGGCATCTAATTAGATGCCCTTATAATTTTTGAAACGACTAATATAA